CTTGGAAAAAGATCGAGCCCAGCGAATCACCATCAGCAACGATGTCAGGAGTTGCATCGCCTACTGTTGTGGAGCGTGATTTAGCGAGGTAAATTCCGCTTTGTCCGGTATCGTTTGAGTTCCTAAGGATTGACAGTGCTGAGTCGTTAAGACTGGTGCCTTCTACTTGGAATGAGCTTGTCCTTGTGCCGCCTGTGAAGTTTGCACGCGCAGTAGACGTCCCCACCAGCAGCCTGCCGGAGCTGTCGATGCGGGCGCGTTCGGTGGCAAACGTGTAGAAGCTAATGCCGTCTGCGCCGTAGCATCCAAGCCCGTCAGCATTTGCTCCGCTGTGATCAATAGCCCTAAAACCACTGCCACCTGCTGCAGAAGGAGAGAATCCTTCCCTCAAAGAAATGTAAGCATTAGCAGAATCACTAAAACCATCTACGCACAGTGATCCACCAGAAACTTGCAACTTATGCTGAGGCGCAGAAGTCCCCAGACCTAATAGGCCAGCGGAGGTTAGGCGCATCCGCTCGGTGTTGTTGGTATAAAAGATTAGTGGGATACTTGTAACGCTTCCTACGCTAAAATTTGCCCCTTGATTGTATGAGACAATAGCCCCTTCTCCGATTGAGGAAGTTTGAAAACTAAGTACTGCGCCGTCCACGCCATTAATTACAAGGAATCTGTAACCAGTGACTGGAGTGATTGACGCCGTACTGATCCCAACATTTCCATTCGCATCAACAAACAACCGCCCCGTGCCACCTGTGCTGATGGCGAGTTGATCTGCACCGGGGCTGTAGATGCCGGTGTTGGGGTCGCCGGTAAAGCTAAAAGTAGGCGCGGCGGCAGTGCCAAGAGATACGGCTTCGATTTGACCAGCACTATCAATACGCAGGCGTTCGGTGCCATTGGTGGCAATACTTAGCTGGTCGGCACCAGAGCTATAAATGCCAGTGTTGGGATCGCTCTCAGGTGCAATGGCAGGTGCAGCGGCAGTACCGTCAGGCACGCCACGGAACAGCTCCTCGATGGTGATCCGCTTGTTCTTACTGGCAGCAGCAACCTCGCTGATGTCAACGATGGGCAGGTAGTCACCCGCCGCTGGTGCAGTCAGTGCTGTCAGGTCCGAAATCTTACGGTCAGCCATTGCTGGAGCAGTCCTTTATGGCCTACTCTACTGCTTCTGGCATTTCAGGTGCCACAAAGCTGCCGTCTACATATCCCCAGCCAATACCTGCGCCATCCTGCAATGGCACCAGATCGCAACCTTCAGGTGGTTGCCATGACGCCTCGCCATCCCAGACGGTGACATTGATGACGATGCCATTTTCGACGATTGCGTAATTCATAGTCATCACCAGATGTAGACGATGCAGAGACCAGCACCGCCAGCACCACTAGCGACTGCTGTTTGATTGGAGCTACCGCCACCGCCACCGGGCACTGATGCAGTCGTGCCGGTGTTGGATGTTGCGCCATCACCGCCGTTCAGGCTGTCGCCACCTGCGCGTTGGGTAGCAGAACCATTATTAGCACCGCCGCCACCGCCACCGCCCCAGAAAGCAGTCGCGCCAACAGGCGAGAGGGTGCCAGTGCCGCCTCCGGCACCGCCATAATCACCTTTATCCCCTGCATTGCCACCGGTCAATGTAGAGCCGTGGCCAGCGCCACCTGTACTGCTAGATCCAGCAGCCAGGCTGCCACCACCGCCGCCACCATTAGCAAGAGGAGTGCCCCCCGCAGAGGTCCGGCTACCACCAGCGCCACCATAAGCACTCATCAAGCTGCCAAAGCTGCTGGTGCCGCCGACGTTGCCGTTGGCATCAGTCGTGGATCCAATCGCTGCACCACCTGCGCCGATTGTGACCGCAGCAGAACCAGGCAAATCCGACAACTGAAATAACCGCTGCACGCAAGCACCACCGCCGCCACCGCCAGCGGCTGAACTCCCAAATCGCGCACCACTGCCACCGCCACCCCATAGCGTGATCAGTGCAATGGTGCCAGCGGTGGGCTTCACCCATGTGCCGTTAGCAGTAAAAACTTCCTTGCTAGAGCCGGGCGGGATTGCGCCCCAGCTAGCGACAGTGCCGTTGGTGGTTAGATACTTGCCGCTTTGGCTGGTCTGCGACGGCAGCGTGCCTTCAAAGGTGATTGTATTACCAACAATCGTGGCGACCTTGATCCAGGCGTTGTTGTTGGAATTGCGCTTTCTCCAGACTGGGGAGGTGGATGTTGGATCGATTGTCGTTCCAAGGTCGATCCAATCCTGAAACGCCACCGTGCTTGATGGCTGAGGAACGCCGCTGCTGTTTGAAAACAGTGCGGCCAGGTTGTTGTTGATGTCAGCGCGGACCGTCGGGAATGTGTCGTTCTGAACGGTCTGGTCAGCTTGCGCCATTAGACGATCTCTCTGCCGTAGCCAGTAGCAGTGTAATCGCAACTGCGAGTCACGCCTGCATTGGCACTGTTGTAGAAGTTTACAGTGAAGCCGGTGCGGCTGGTAGAGGTGACGGTGTAGTAGTCGCCGGTTGCCATATTCGACGGGCTGATCACGATGTTCGGCGTCTGATAAAACGCCTGGGCAAACGTGACCGTGTAGGTGTTGGCGCCAGTGCGGTTGCCAGATTCAACCCGCTGCTGCAGTTCAGCCGTTGCACCAAGGTCTGAGATCGCCAAGCCGATTAGGTTGCTTTGGGTAATGCCAATCACCCGCACCTGGATGGCGCGTGCTCGCACCACGGCATTAACGAACTCGTTCCACGGTCCCCACGTTGGCGTGCCGGCTGGGTTGTCGTTAGTTGTGCGGACGTAGGTAATGCAGTTGGTTTGGTCAAGGTCACTACCGTCGAAGTTGCCGGGCTGGTCGTCAAAAAAGCTATCCACCGTGCCAGTACCTGTGCCAGGGCCTGTTGCCGTGAAAATAAGGCCCACGGTATTGCTGTCTGCGCCAATGGCAAGAAAATCTGTTGTACCGATGGAAACAATTTTATACCTTTTGCCTGCGACAATTCCAGTCACGGACAATGCCACCCCGACGCTATCAAAGTTGATTGACGTGCTGACCGGATAGCTAATGATTCGGCGGCGCAGGTTGATGTCATAAACCTGCGTCAGGTCCAGCGTGTCCTTGTAGACGTAGGTACCAGTCAGCGCAGTCGCTGGGTTCAAATACAGCGCAACCTTGCCGGCGTCATAGATGAAGTTAGTTTTGGTGCCATCAAACTTGGGCACCAGATTTTGCTCTTCCCAGACCTTTACGCTCAGGCGTGGTTGCGGCGTGGGCAATGCTGCATGGATGCCGACCGGCACCAGCGACCGCACGCCGGATTGATCACGGAAGGCGACGAAATAAGTGCCGGCCAGCAGCGGCACTTGCTTTTGGGTTTGGTTGCCAGCCGCTGCCTGCACGATGGCATTACTGGTTGACCACTCCGCTGCTGGCATGTCACGCGGGTCATGGCGAATCAGCACTTCACCGCCGATCAGCACATCGAGGTCGGTTGCTAGATCCCACTGGATGATGGCGGTGCTTTCGTTGATCGGCACCAAGCTGACGCCGGTCGGGTTAGCAGGTGGTGCGCCAACGCCCGTCACCGAGAACATCATCTCAGCCGGTGCGCTGCTGATCACCTGCGTGGAGCTGATTGCATACACCTCCACTTGGTAGTTGCCAGTTGTGACATCCTCGATCTCGTACAGCGGGCCGTATTGGCGCACCTCTGTCCAGTTGCCAAATTCTGCCCGCCACCGAATTTTGTATTCATTGACGCCACGGACACCTTTCCATGTAAGTGCCAGCTTTGTTGTGACCCGACCATTGAGCGGATACAGGATCTCGGTGCCGGTCAAGTCCTGCGGTGTTGCAGGTGGCACGTTCAGATTGGTGATGTCGCGGGCTTCAAGTGGTGCGCCGCGCTCCACATAGTCGTATTTGCTGCTGTTGTAGCTGACGGCTGTGATCGAATAGTTGATGCCCTCTTCTTCTTGGATGCCCAGCACCTTCCATTGCGTCGGCTGGATGTCGCTGGTTTCAACCATCCACACGCCACCATTTTGTGGCGCCATGCTGAACGGCGGCGTGACTGTGTACACACCAGCAGTCAGGTCTGTGATGGTGCGCGATTCAACGATGCCATCGTCCAGCACCACGCTCAAGGTGCCGGTGCTGGGTAGATCGGTTGCATTGTCAACCGTGACGGTGGATGCGGTTCCGCTGCTGATGCGACCAGCACGGCGAGCGCCAGACTTAACAGGATCGGCAATGTTGATGACAGCACCAGGGCGAACGATGATGCCGTTCTCCAAACTGGTGGTGAAGCTGACACTTCTGTCTCGTAGCGCTCGGAATACAGAATCCACTCGCCCACGCGATGCGCTTGTGACCGGCTGGTGGTCGCAAAGGCTGTCACCTCTTTGGTGACTACGCCATAGCGAGCAATGCCTTCAGGGTCTTCGACTACTTCCCGATCAATGTCGCCCAGCTCTAGGTTGAGCCAACCAACAACGACAACAGTTGAGCGGGTTTTTAGGCTGCTGGATTCGTAGGTGAAACCATCTTCACTGACATTGGCAAGGGTGAATAGCGCAACCGGATCTGCTGCCCGGTCTTGCATCATGCTCAGTGATCCAGCCGCCCAGTAAGGCATGGCTCGGAACACTGAACACATATCGTTGATGAGCTTATAGGCCTCTTCTTGCGTTTGGATGTTGACATTGCAGCTAAACCGTGGCTCGCTGATTGGATCATTTAGGCCAGTCGATACCAGTTCAGCGCAATACTTGCTAGCTTGGAAAAATGCCCACTTGTCCAGTGTGTTGGTTTGGATGTGATCTCCCAATCCATAGCGCTTGCTGATGAGCAAATCCCACAAAATCCAGGCGGGGTCGCTGGTCCATGCTGCAGCGCCGAAGGTGCCATTCCAGATGCCGGCATAGGTAAGCCTGCCAGTTTCTAGGTCAACGGTTGCATTACTTGGGATGGCGACTTTGATGCCGCGAATCTTGTATGCACGCTGCGGGATGTTGCTGAACTGCTCAGCGTCAATCCGTGTGGCGACGTAAGCGGTGTTCGGATACTTGAGCTTTTTGTAAATCAGCTCGGTGTAGCTAGACCACGAGAAAGCATTGGTTTCCTTGATGCTGACCGGTTCTGCTGATGTGCGGCTAACGCGGATGTCAACTGGAAACGCACCAGCAAGGTCAACGATGTAATCGCGCTGATACAGGTCAGACGTGCGGCCTGAAATGGTGTCGTTAATGACTGTGGTGTAACTCCCGCCGAAGTAACGAACTGCAATCGCTAGCGACAATGACGTGCCAACGATGTCGCCGTTATCGAGTACCTTTTGCAGCAACGGAACGCTAATGGTCAGCCGTACAGCATTAACGTTGGTGTCAATAATAGTTTTGACGACTGGCGTTGCAAGCACAACGTCCTGACCAACCGAGATCTCTTCTTCAACGGCATCAAACCCTGGCACATAGGCCTGGCTTTGCGTGCCAAACTTGGTCACGACGGTGACGTTTTGAAAGTTAAAGTCAGATTCCTGCGGCAGTGTGTTGTCGGCAGTGGCATTAAGTAGCCGCGTCTTGTTGAAATAAATATCCTTCATCGACGCATTCATGTATTGCGTCGTGCCTTGCGTTAGCCCCAAGCGTGATGGCGTGGCAAATCCTTCGATCTCACCTTCGCTAAGGATTTCGACAATCTTGGCGTAAGCCGTTGAATCAAGGTTGTCCTTGGCTTCCGTGGATTTACGAAAGGCGCCGCCGCCTTTACCCTTACCACCACCACCAGCACCGTAGATGCTCATACGCCTGACACCTGCACAATGTCGGCGCCAGCGCTAACGACAATGCCGCCGACCAGCATCTCGCCATAGACAACGGGGACCGGCACACCCGCCCGTGTCGTATTTTGAATCCCGCTAAAGCTGAAACTTTTTTTGGGGTCGCCTTCGTCTTCGTCAGTTTTGGGTGTAGGGGTAAGCAATTGAGCGATACCGCCCAAAACCAAGGAAGCACCTAAGCCAAAAACTGCGGCATTAAGTGCGCCAGCGGCAAATAAACCGCCGACCGTGCCGAAGGTGACCACAGAAGCAACTGCAATCAACGCAATGCCCAGCAGAATCCGCCCAATGGCACCAGCGCCGGCCATCACTGGCACAATTTGGATCTCGCGGCCCATCGGGTTGTGGATGTCTTCCAGCGTCAGGTCTTCGCCGGCAGTGTGGACCCGGTAGTGCTGCTGCGCCATGTGAGCTTCCAGCTCTGGCCAATTGGTCAGCAGAAAACGCACGGCCTCGGCAGCAGTGGCGACATCTGCCTCTAGCACCCGATGGCCGACAAACTTAGCGAGGGCACCGTACAGCTTGATCTTACGCAGCATGACGCAACCTCCTTCCTGTGCATTTTAGTAGCCACCCGCCGTAAAGGTCACGGCTACTCAAACGGCTTTGCATATGATGCAACACCATCTGATCGCCCAGGTAGACGGCGCAATGGTTCAGACCAGGGCTGCTGATGCTCATAAACAGCAGGTCGCCTTTCTCTAGTTCTTCATCAGGTAGCAACTCACGGAAGCCTGTCGCCTTCCAGCGATCATCAAAATACGGCTTGGCTTGAAAGTCTTCTGGGTTGGTGCAACGGTCCCAGTCGCGTAGCTTGATGCCCTGCTCGGCGTACCAGTCACGCGCCAGTGTCCAGCAGTCATGCACCGCCCACACCCACTCGCGGCCAATCAGTGGTGCCTTATAGCCGCATGGCTTGCATTCGCCCCAGACTTCTAGGTTGGGGTTGACAATGTACCAAGGCAAACCGCTGGCCTCACATGCGGCGCGGTCTGCTGGTGATGGATGCGGTGGTGTGCTTGGGTGGCTGTGGACAATGGCCAACACCTCGCCTTGATCCTCGGCTGCGGCGTAGTCCTCGGTTGACAGCACAAACATCTGATCGGGTGCTGCCGCTTGGTTGCGACACGGAATGTAATGCTCGCGGCCTTTGATGACCACCAGCAACCCACAGGCCTCGCGGGGTTGTTCCGCCTTGGCGTGCTCCAGTGCTGCGTCGCGCCAGGTCATTGTCATCCGCTGACTGTACCAACGCCAGGGAAGCCGCCAAACGGCAGCTCAGCATTCTGCCCGAATCGCAGGTGACAGCTATTGAGCCGCTTGCCGCATACGTCACCGCTGGCACTCAGCACCGACTGGTCTGCAGCATCAAAATAATTGGTCCCCGTGTAGCCGCACTCAGCGGAGCGGTAGGTCCATGGGCACAGGTTGGCGATGCACTGCCGCTTGGGCGCCCGCACACCAGCAAGGTCAAAGCTGGCTGCCAGCTCAAATTCAACGAGGTTGCGGTTTTCTGCGCTTTTGCGGTCGATGTAATAAATCTCTCGCGGGAACTCGGCGCTGGTATCTTCTGTCGGATTGGTTGGCTCCAGCAAGAAATGGCCGCCGTCTTCCAGTAGCAAGATGTCGCCATCTTCCAGCAGCAGCACATCACCACTGACCGGGAAGTTAGCCGCATCAAGATATTTGGCCAGCGTGCGGATGCGCGTTACCTTGGCGCCCTCTAGTCCAACCGGCAGGCTGAGGATGATGGCAGTAACCGTGCCAAAAATGTTGCTAACGCGAATCCTTGGCCGCGGCAGTGACCCCTGTCCACTGTATTCAAACCCGTCTGCTTCAATCGGAAACTTCAAATAGCTATTGCCACGCCAAACCACATCGCCGTTATTGACTAGGTTGGTGCCCGAGTGGAAACGATAAACCTCGTTGCTGCCGTGGATGGCAGTAACCAGCTCCAGCTCAAATAGCTCGATGATTGCGCTGGGGTTAGATGTCTGGAAGTCACCTGACAGGATGGTGACCGCCATCCATGTAACAGTGCCATCGACAGTGGTATTGCCAATGACCGTTGGCCAGAACGGTTCCGTCGCGCTAGTTGTACCGGCAACCGTGCAGCGGAAAAAGAAGCCCGTCGCTGGTGAGATCGTGGCCTGTACAACATCACCGACGTTGTAGGCGTAACTAGCTTGCCACAGTGAAGGTGCGGTCATCAGGGTTCAAATACTTCGCGAAATGTGGCTTGTACCTGGTTGTTATTGCAGTTGCTTAACGTAACCTGCCATTCTTCGCAAATGTATTTCCCGGCGCTGCCGCGGGGTGGAGTCCAATCAAAAGATTCAACGCCACCACGCGCCTCTAAAAATGAAACTATGTTTTCCCGCTCGGCATCTGTCCGGTTGGCAAAGCTCAACGTCCACTCTTTTGGGTCAGGGTTAAGCCCAAAAGTAACTCGTTGCTCGTAGCCGTCACCTGCCTGGAAACGCCGGACCCGTGGCTTGCTTGCCTCG